ACAAGAAAACCAGTGAGAGCAGTTACGGCAGCTACACCAGCATCTATTCCGGCACGACAAAAAGCGGAACCTCTTTCAGCTACTCCAATTTGGAACTGTGCAATCTGGATGCCAACAGTTCCTACGACTTCCATTTGCAGATCCAAGACAAGCTCTATTCTTTGAGCAGTCTGGATCTGTATTTTACTGTCCCGCAGGGTACGCCGCTCATTGCGCTTCGGAAAAAGAAGGTCGGCATCAACACGCCGGAGCCACAAGCCATGCTGGATGTTGCCGGGGATATGCGGTTGGATGGCTCACCCCTTGCGGATTTTGTCATTCAGCAAGGGACAAGCGGCATCTGGAATTACCGTAAATGGAAAAGCGGTACAGCGGAATGTTGGGGTCAGTATTCCTTTACGACCGCCATTTCGACGGCATGGGGTGTGCTCTATGAGAGCGGCGCAATTGCGCTCCCTAATTTTCCATTTACCTTCGCGGAAATTCCTCATGTCCATATCTCCACGGAGAACAGCAATTACGCCATGTTTGTGGAGCGAGGCAGTTCAAGTAGCTGGTCTACAACAATCAACCCCGGAAAGATATTTGCCGTAAGACCAAATACGGTACCATCGGCAACCTACAAAGTATCAATCTATGCTATCGGAAAAGTGTGACGCTCCGGCGTCACTTTTTTCATACCCATTTTTAATTTCAAAGGAGGACAAACAACATGAAAGAATTCTGGACGACCATTCAGGTGGTGTTCGCCGGAATCGGCGGCTGGCTGGGATGGTTCTTGGGAGGATGTGACGGCTTGCTTTATGCGCTTCTGGCTTTCGTAGTCATCGACTACATCACCGGCATCATGTGCGCCGTGGTGGACAAGAAGCTGTCCAGCGAAGTCGGCTTCAAGGGCATTTTCAAAAAGGTGCTAATCTTCGCCCTGGTCGGCATCGGGCATATTCTCGACACCCGCGTCATCGGCAGCGGCTCGGTGATGCGTACTGCCGTCATTTTCTTCTACCTATCGAACGAGGGCGTGTCCCTGTTGGAAAACGCCGCATACCTGGGACTGCCCATCCCGCAGAAGCTGAAATCCGTGCTGGAGCAGCTTCATGACCGCAGTGAAAAGGAGGATGAATAATATGGCTTACACAAACAGTTCCCTGGTGTCCTACACCAAACTCAGCCCGAACCACTCCGGGCAGCGTACCCACAGCATTGACCGCATCACGCCTCACTGCGTGGTGGGTCAGTGCAGTGTGGAAACGCTCGGCAACATCTTCTTGCCGACCTCACGGCAGGCAAGCAGCAACTACGGCATCGGTGTCGATGGTCGGGTCGGAATGTATGTGGAAGAGAAGAACCGCTCCTGGTGTTCCTCTTCCGCAGCCAACGACCAGAGAGCCGTCACCATTGAGTGCGCCAGCGACAATACCGAGCCGTATGCGTTCAAGGATGTGGTGTACCAGCGGCTCATCGAGCTTTGCACCGACATCTGCAAGCGCAATGGCAAGACGAAGCTGCTCTGGCTGGGGGATAAGGCCAAGACGCTGAACTACACTCCGAAGTCTGACGAGATGGTGCTGACCGTCCACAGATGGTTTGCGAACAAGAGCTGCCCCGGCAACTGGATGTATGCCCGTATGGGCGATCTGGCATCCAAGGTCACTGCGGCTCTCGGCGGTGATGTAAAGCCTGCCGACCCAGTCAAGCCCACACCTGTAGGTATCAAGGCCGGCGACCTCGTGACCATCACGGGCAGCACATACTACAACGGCAAAGCCATCCCTGGCTGGGTGAAGAAGCTCCGCTGGTATGTGGTCGAGGTCAGCGGCGACCGTGCGGTCATCAACAAGGATGAGTCCGGCAGGTACGCTATCATGTCGCCGGTCAAGACCTCTGCACTTGCCGTGGCAGGCACGAAACCCTCCGAGGATTACCGCATCCACACCGTGGTGCATGGTGACACCCTCTGGGCAATCGCCAAGAAGTATCTCGGCAACGGCAGCCGCTATAAGGAAATCGTCAGCCTGAATGGGCTGAAAAGCAATGTCATCTACAGCGGTATGAAGCTCAAGATCCCGAATAAGTAAACCGAACCTCATCACACGCCCTCTGTGGAAAATTCCGCAGAGGGCGTTATTTTTTTGCCCATTTTACCCTGACAAAAGTGCCTTTTCTCTGGGTATAGCGAGAAACGCTATTTCTCAGGAACGAGGTATCACTATGACAGACATGGAACGCTCACGAATTGTGGAACTCCAACACCAGGGCTACGGGTATAAGAAAATATCCGCTATAACAGGGCTACCACTAAACACTGTAAAGTCCTTTTGCGCCAGGCATCCTGTGCAGATCAAAGAGCTATCGGCCTCAAATGCCCTGTGCCGAAACTGCCTGGCTCCGCTTGAGCAGACACCGCATAAACGAAAAAGGATGTTCTGCTCCGATGCTTGCCGAATAGCGTGGTGGAACGCGCACCCTGAAAGAGTGCAGCGAAAAGCGTACTACACACTCACTTGCCGACATTGTAGGAAGCAGTTTGAAAGCTATGGCAACAGCCATCGGGTGTTCTGCTCCCGTGACTGCTATTTGAAATTCCGCAGAAAGGAGACCGACCATGAGTGATTACGATAAGCGTCTGTTTGCCTACCAGATGGCGATGGCACTCGCCCGGAGTATGCGTTCCAAGGGGCTGATATCAGCCAAAGAGTACGCTAAGATCGATACAATTATAGCCAATAAATACGGTATATCTTCGTGTAGTATATTCCGCTGAAATCGCTGGATATATCGTGTTTTTAGAGGTAATATGTCTCACACCAAGGGAGGTGAATCAAATGGAGAGAGTTGTAGAAAGGGTCGATGCCCTAATTCCCGCACAGCCGAGAGCTTTGCGTGTTTGCGCTTATGCCCGTGTTTCCACAGGAAAGGATGCCATGCTGCATTCACTGTCCGCGCAAGTCAGTTATTACAGTAAAATGATTCAGAGCCACAACGGGTGGATGTACTGCGGCGTTTACAGCGATGAGGCTATGACCGGCACAAAAAGAGAACGAGCCGGGTTTCAGCACATGATTGAGGAGTGCCGCCAAGGGAACATCGATCTTGTTATTACGAAGAGCATATCCCGTTTCGCCAGAAATACGGTGACGCTTCTTCAGACTGTCCGAGAGCTGAAAAGCCTGGGCGTAGATGTGTTCTTTGAAGAGCAGCACATCCACACCATGAGTGCGGACGGTGAGCTGATGATGACCATCCTGGCGTCCTACGCACAGGAAGAGAGTTTGTCAGCCAGTGAAAATCAGAAATGGCGTGTCCGAAAAGCCTTTGAAAACGGAGAAATCATCAACCTCCGCTTTTTGTTCGGCTATGACATCACGCCGGACGGCATAAGGGTGAATGAGGTGGACGCTGCCATCGTCCGAGAAATATTTGCACGGTTCAACGGTGGTGAGAGCATGAGTTCCATCTGTCGTGACCTTGATGCCAGAGGACATAAAGGCGTTCTCGGTGGCACATGGTGTGCGGAGCGGATGCGGAATACCTTATCCAATGAAAAGTACCTCGGCAATGCGCTTCTGCAAAAGCGATACCGCAATAACCACATTGAAAAGAAGCTGTTACCCAATCGAGGAGAGCTTCCAATGTACTATGCCGAGGGAACACATGAGCCGATCATCGACCAGGCAACATTTGATAAGGCACAGGAGCGGCTCAGAATGCTGGCGCAGCAGGCTGCCAACCGCAAGAAACCGACTCGTTCAGTTTTTTCGGGGCTGATTCACTGCGGACTGTGTGGCAATACCTATAAACGCGTAACTTACCGCAAAAAGCACTACTGGAATTGCACTACATTCCAAACCAAAGGTAAATCTGAATGTGCCGCTAAGCGGATTCCAGAAGAAACGCTCGAAGTCCTCACCTGCGAGGTGCTGGGAGAGGGCAGCATCGACAGCGATATGGTCAGAAGCAAAATAACGGCAATCAGAGCAGAGAAAAACAATGTGGTCGTGTACTGCATGGACGACGGTTCTGAAATCGTTAAACGATGGGCAGACCGCTCCAGGGCAGAAAGCTGGACGCCTGAAATGAAAGAAAAGGCACGGCAGCGGGCATTACAGGCAAGGAGGAAAAAGGAATGAACAGAACAGCAGCACGGTCGGTCACAGTCATTCCGCCGACCATCAATCCGCTGACGCACCTTTCCAGGGTGGCTGTACAAAAACGGCGGGTCGCAGGATACGCAAGAGTGTCCACAGACAGCGATGAGCAGTTCACCAGCTACGAGGCACAGGTGGATTACTACACGCAATACATCAAACGCAATCCCGAATGGGAGTTTGTAAAGGTATATACCGATGAGGGCATTTCCGGCACGAACACCAAGCGTCGGATTGGCTTTAATGAAATGATCGCCGACGCCATGTCCGGTAAAATCGACCTCATCGTCACAAAGTCAGTCAGCCGCTTCGCCCGAAACACGGTCGACAGCCTGGTTACCATCCGCAAGCTGAAAGAAAAAGGCGTGGAAGTCTACTTCGAAAAAGAGAACATCTACACCTTTGACGGCAAGGGCGAACTGCTGCTAACTATCATGTCGAGCTTGGCACAGGAAGAAAGCCGCTCCATTTCGGAGAACGTGACCTGGGGACAACGGAAGCGGTTTGCGGATGGAAAGGTCAACCTCCCATACAAGCAATTCATCGGTTACCGCAAGGGAGCGGACGGTTTTCCCGAAGTCGTGCAAGAAGAGGCGGTCATTGTCCGCCGAATCTATACTCGTTTCATGGAAGGGCTGACGCCGGGAGCCATCGCAAAGGAGCTGACAGCAGATGGGATTCCGACTCCATCGAGAAAACAACGCTGGCAGACCAGTACAGTGGAAAGCATCCTTCAAAACGAGAAATACAAGGGCGCTGCACTCCTTCAGAAATGCTTCACGGTCGATTTCCTCACAAAAAAGAGGAAGGTCAATGAGGGCGAGGTGCCGCAGTATTATGTGGAACACAGCCATGAGCCGATAATTACGCCGGAAGAGTTCGACAAAGTTCAGACGGAGCTTGCGCGGCGTAAGAGGATAAGCCGTCAGTACAGCGGAAAGAGCATTTTTTCTTCCCGCATCATCTGCGGGGACTGCGGTTCCTACTTCGGCTCGAAAGTCTGGAACTCGACCTCAAAATACCGCAGGGTCATCTGGCAATGCAACAGCAAATTCAAGGGTGAGCACAAATGCGAAACGCCGCATCTGGACGAGGAAACCATTAAAGCGCGGTTCGTGACCGCCCTTAACGCTATCATCGAAAGCAAAGACAACATCCTTGAGGATTGCCGATTGATGCAGGCTACGCTGACGGACTGCACGGGTATTGATAAGGAAATCCAGACCCTGCTTGAGGAGATCGAGGTTGTGACCGAACTGACAAAACGCTGCATTGCAGAGAATTCGCAGACGGCGCAGAACCAGGAGGAGTACACCGCCCGGTACAATGGGTTTGTGGAGCGGTACGAAAAAGCCAAGGTACGGCTCGAACAGCTCCGCACCACAAAGGCTGAACGGGAAGCCCAGGCAGAAGCCATCGGAGCGTTTATGTTTGAGGTGCAGGAATTGGATGCCCTCACCGAGTTTGACGAAAAGCTCTGGCTCACCATTATCGACACGATAACCGTCCACGCCGACGGACGGATGACCTTCAAATTCCAGGGCGGTACAGAAATCGAGGCGTGAGTCCCAACAAAAATGAAAAGACCGCAGGTTTCAACGCCTGCGGTTTATTGCTGTCCCCACGGGTAGAGTTATGCACCCCCTAAAGCCGTGGTTGCACCCCCTAAAATCAAAAATGCACCCCCCTCCAAACCGTAATTGCACCCCCTTGACGGATTTCTATCAAAATTACGGTTCTTTGCCATAAAGAGGCTACAAAAAAGATGTAGCCAAAGAAAACCCCGATTTTATCGGGGTTTTCGCCATTTATACGGCGAAATTTCAGCAAACGATTTTGTAGATATAAAAAAGGTATTTTCCCTTTGTAAGAGGTTTTGAACTCTCACACAACCGAATAATGATACACAGGCAGATAGAAATCAAAAATCTATCTGCCTTTTTTATTACCCAAAAAGGAGAAATCTAATATGCTACAGAAAGAATTAGCCAAACGGCTCAGGGCTCGGTATGACACCAAGATGGACGGCAACGAATGGCTGGAAGTGTCCTCGGACGGCATCCCCCTCTGCCGGATAAAATACAACGGTCAATTTCTAAGCAACGCCGACCAAAACCTCTCGGATGAATACCGCAGTAAAATTGCAGACATTCAAGATGAGATTTCTACGGTGCGGGAATATGTCGGCCTCTACGAGCACGCACCGCAGATGAAAGCCGACGGCGTCTCCGATTACAGACAGCTTGCCGTATTCGGAGATACCGTGTTGGCGGCAACCTACAGCGAAAAGAACGGCTTTATGTTCTGCACATGGAAGCAGAATACAGACGGCGACTCGGTGTTCTGGGGAGATTATTCACCAAACTATGAATATGTCAAGGAAGCCTTTGCCGTGCGCTCCGGTCTCGTCAGCAAATGCCGCCTGTTCAGTGAGAATGAATCGGCAGACCTTTGTCGCTGTGTGGACTTTGCCAAAGGCAACTGCGAAACGCTGACCTATGAGCAGGAACGGCAGCTGGATAAGCTCCAAGAAAAG